GTGTGGCATTAAAATAGCTCACCTTTAAAGCGTTCCTATGGTGCAAGGGTCACTCCCACACAGTCACTGACACTTTGATGCTGAACTTCATCCCCTACGCTATTCGTCGTCCGTTCTACTATGTGTTCGACCTGATCGCATGTTCTGATTTTCGCAATGAAGAATTCGGTCGGATCTTTGATGCCTATGAGTATGAGCAATCAACGCAAATCCTAGGGTTCATTAACTACTTGGGTATGACAGGTCAGTTAGATCTACCTGAGAACTTTGACCTGTTCGCTGATGTTGAAACTCTAGAGCAAGCAGTAGAGAAGTGGAATGATTATCAGGACTTGATGAACACTTCCACGCTGGCATAGGTAACAACAAAGGGGAATGAGATGCGCCCCTATAAAGACACTCACTGTCCCACACTTATTCTAACACAAAACACACAAAATGTCCAAGTCTGTGATGCTTTCTCTTCTCGCTCAAGGTAACACTGGCAGCGAGATTCTGTCGATTCTTGATACTCTCGCTGCTGAAGCTGTGAGTGATACTGAGGAGAGCACTATCGAGTTCTGATTGTTAACAACTGTGCGTCCCCTGGTTGACACTGGGGGGCGTTTATGTTATACTCGTAGATATCAGTGCGGGCCAGTGTTTTGCCGCCCGTTGTTGATGGCGTCGTGGCGGCGTTGCGTTAATTAACCCCCGTATTAAAAAAAGCAAACATCCCTAATCTATAACAACTCCGTACCACGGCATCGATATATTTCTCTTATAAAAAAATTTTCCGGAATTATAATGAGACACAAAAACCCCCCGCCACCCCTATTGGAACTTTTGGAAGGTTGTTTTTGTTGGTTGGTTAATACGACATCCCGATAAGGTTTTCCGAATCATTGGAATACCTATTGGGATTCTTATTGTAATGATATATAATGCGGTAATCAAATAAAAGAGTTAGAAAAAATTTCCCGGAAAAAAAATTTATATGGAAAAGATTTATCACATATATGCAAAGGATAAGTGTATATCTCATTCAGTAAAAGAAGAAGACTTTGATAAGGTTTGGAAAGAGATAAAAGGTATGATTGGTCTTATGAAAACTGACTATTCAGTAGAGGATCTTTCTTATGAGGAAGTGGTCATAAACAAAGAAGTAATACTTAACTCTTCCCATTGACAAACACATATATAAACTGATAAAATTGATTTTGAAGGTTATTTCAACTTATGGCAAAAGGATTTACTGTTAAAGCAACTGCACCAAAGCCCAGTGAACAGACATGGGACTATGATGCAATTAAAGAAAGGATGCGAGGAAAGTCAATTGTATTCTGCCTGCCTGGTAGAGGATGCTCGTTTATTTTTCTGAAAGCATTTGTACAACTATGCTTTGATATGGTACAGAATGGAATGAGTATTCAAATTTCTCAGGACTATTCTTCAATGGTGAACTTTGCACGTTGTAAGGTACTTGGTGCAAATGTTCTTCGTGGACCAAAGCAAATTCCTTGGGATGGAAAACTGCAATACGATTATCAACTTTGGATTGACTCGGATATTGTCTTTGACACTAACAAGTTCTGGCAACTCTGTGATCTTGCTCTGAATGAAGAAGGAGAAGAGAAGGAGATTGTTGCTGGATGGTATGCAACAGAAGATGGTCACACAACCTCTGTCGCACACTGGTTAGAAGAAGATGACTTCCGCAAGAATGGCGGGGTGATGAATCATGAAACCGTTGAGTCTATCTCAAAGCGTCGGAAGCCATTTACTGTGGATTACACTGGATTTGGTTGGGTTCTGATTAAGAATGGCGTCTTTGAAAATCTCGAATACCCTTGGTTTGCTCCTAAGATGCAAGTCTTTGAATCTGGTGCAGTTCAAGATATGTGTGGAGAAGATGTTTCATTCTGTCTTGATGCAAAAGAGGCAGGTTTTGAAATTTGGTGCGATCCTCGGATTCGAGTGGGACATGAAAAAACTCGCGTAATCTGATTAAACATTATATAAAGGAGAAAAGATTAAATGGCAAAAGGTGGATCTAACAAAGTAGTATTTGAGCCTGGTACTCCTAAGAAGACTCGTCAGGGACGTTCATCACGTACATTATTGAGTGCAACGTCTCGTAATGGACGTAAGAAAAAATATCGTGGTCAAGGTAAATAATAATATTCAGAGTGCTTAAATAGACTTAGGCACTCTTTTTTTATGTTTTCAGAAAAAGAACTTCATATTTTAAATTGGATTCAAAAAGTTTCGAAAATTAGAACTGAATTAAAAGGTTTTGCAATTTGTCCTTTTGCAGCAAAGTCAAAATATCGCATTGTAGAGTGCTCTGCAAGCGCCATAGAGCCCATTCAAGACATGGATGTGGTAATCTACATCATAGAAGATGCATTTAATCTCAATGAGGTTCAGCAATGGGTTGGTGTTTGCAATTCAAAGTATGAAGGATGGAAGTTTTTTGAAGATTGTGGTGCATATAAGACATACATTAATGGGATTCAGACAAACAATGGTAAATATAACTTGATTTTAGGGCAACCAACTAAGAAATTACGTAAATTTAGAGAAAACTTAGCAAAAACATCATACTATGAGATGTGGGATAAGAACTATTTGAAGGAAATACTTGAAGATGATTATGATATCATTGAAACACGGGATAGCAACCCCGTAAAAAGTTCTGATTTAACAAATCAGGAGCAAAACAATGACCAAACAAGTCGATAAAGACGAAACTTTTATGAAAAATGAGTGGGGAACTCAGTATTTGTCAAGTGAATATGGTTGGGAGACTAAAATTCAGAAGCCAAAAATGCTTCGTGAGATCGCAAATGATGATTTGACTCCCAAAAAACACGATTTTTATCATCAAAATGAAATTCATGAAAAAATTCGCAATGATGAGGACTATGATGATTGGGAATATGGCACAGAACCGCTTTATGAATCTAAATAACGCTAATAAATAATATAGATTTTATAAAATTTATAAATTTTATGCCTGTCGAACGGGTAAGTAAAGGTTTTAAAGATTTAAGTATGACTTTTCAGGTTAATCCTGTTAGTTTTGACATGATTGCAATTAAAAATGAAAATGCAATTGCCCGTTCAATCAGAAATTTGGTTTTTACTCTTCCCGGAGAAAGATTTTTTAATCAAAATTTGGGATCAAGAGTAACTCAATCTCTTTTTGAGAATATGGATGGCATTAATGCATCTATCATTAGAGATGAAATTGAAAATACAATCAAAAATTATGAGCCAAGAGTGAAGTTAATAGATGTAATCGTAGAACCTAATTACGATGATAATGAATTTAATGTGATCATAAACTTTCGTATTATTGGAATTGAAGCTCTTCCACAACAATTATCATTCGCACTGCAGCCAACACGATAATGGCATTAGTTAATTTCACAAGTCTAGATTTTGATCAAATAAAGACTTCGATCCGTGAGTATCTCAGATCGAATTCTGATTTTACTGACTATGATTTTGAAGGATCAAATCTTTCAGTATTAATTGATATTCTAGCATATAACACATATATCTCCTCATATAATGCTAATATGATTAGCAATGAGGTTTTTATTGATAGCGCAACACTGAGAGAAAATGTAGTTGCTCTTGCTAGAAATATTGGTTATGTTCCCAAATCCAGAACAGCAGCAAGGGCATCAATTTCATTCTTTGTAGATACTACAAACTTCTCCATAAAACCACTTACTTTAACATTAAATAAAGGTGTTGTATGTGCATCGGCAAATGTGTTTGGAAATGAAAGTTATAGTTTTGCTATTCCAAATGATATAACAGTTCCAGTTACTAATGGAATTGCTTTTTTTGAGGGTGTCGAAATTTATGAGGGAACATTTTTAACTTCAAACTTTGTAGTCCCCTCTGGTACATCTTTTGAAACCCAAAGATACATTCTTGATAATGCAAACATTGATACATCAACTATTTCAGTAACAGTCAGAGACACCCAATCAAGTACATATTCTAGAAAATTTGTTTTATCCAATAATTTACTTTCGGTAAATTCAAAATCAAGAGTATTCTTTATACAAGAAATAGAAGATCAAAGATATGAGTTAATTTTTGGTGATGGTATATTTGGGGAAAAACTATCTGCTTTAAATTATATTAATGCCTCTTACATTATTACGAGTGGAGAATCAGGAAATGGAATATCTTCATTTACATTCAATGGTAGAATTGTAGACAATAACAATGGTCTCGTCACTAATGGAATTTCTCTGGTAACAACAAATACTGCATCTCAGGGAGGAAAAGAAATTGAATCCTTGGATTCAATTAAAAAGTATGCTCCAAGAGTTTATTCATCTCAAAATCGCGCAGTAACTGCAATGGATTATGAAACCATTATACCAAGAATTTATCCAGAAACTCAATCAGTATCAGTATTTGGTGGAGAAGATCTAGATCCACCTCAGTTTGGAAAGGTGTTCATTACTATCAAACCATCTTCTGGGTCATACATTCCAAGTTCAATAAAAGATAATTTAAAAAAAGAACTTAGAAAATATAGTGTTGCGGGAATTGTTCCAGAAATTCTTGACATAAAATACCTTTATGTTGAAGCTGACATTACTGCCTACTACAATCCCAATCTTGCACCAAATTCAGAGTATGTTAAAACTTTAATATCAAATAATATTAATTCATATACAAATTCTACTGAATTGAACCGCTACGGTGCGAAATTTAAATATAGCAAATTCCAAAAAATTATAGATGATAGTCATGAATCTATTACTTCTAATATTACAAAAATTCAAATTAGAAGAAATTTAAATCCAAATCTAAATCGGTTTGCTAATTATGAACTTTGTTATGGAAATTCTTTTCATATTAAGAGTATGGGAGGATATAATATAAAATCCTCTGGATTTACAATAAGTGGAATACAAGAAACTTGCCATCTATCAGATCTACCAAATTCGAATAAAAAGACAGGCACAATTTTTATATTTACGAACCCCGACTCAATTAATCCAGTAATTCAAAATAAATCAGTTGGAACCATAGATTATGAAAAAGGTGAGATTATACTTAATGAAATTCAAATAATATCTACATCAAAAACTTTTAATGGAGAACCTATAATTGAAATTGCTGCGATTCCATCTTCGAATGATGTTATCGGAAAACAGGATCTTTATTTGGAACTAGATATTAATAACACAACCTTAAACATGAAAATTGATGATATTTCTTCTGGTGCAGATATTTCTGCATCTTTATATGATTCCACCATAAGTTACACAAACGGTAGTCGCGTAAGAAAATAAAAAACATGGTAGTTACAAGAATCAAAATTAGTTCAGTTGTTGAAAATCAACTTCCATCTTTTGTAAGAGATGAATTTCCACTTGTAAATGAATTTTTATCTGAATATTATAGTTCACTTGAATATCAAGGTGGTGTATTAGATCTTTTGCAAAATATAGATCGATACATTAAATTAGATCAACTTACTAATCTTGTAGATTCCACAACGATTACATCTGAAATTAATCTTGGCGATGCCACAATAAATGTACAATCGACAAAAGGATTTCCGGATTCTTATGGATTATTAAAAATTGGGTCCGAAATTATTACGTACAAATCCAAAACCAATACTTCATTTAATGAATGTGTTAGAGGATTTAGTGGGGTAATTTCTCACCAAAATCCATTAAAACCAGATAATTTGATTTTTACAACATCAGCAAGAGAAGAACATGTGAATGGTTCTTCTGTTTTGAATTTAAGTATTTTATTTTTAAAAGAATTTTATAAAAAAGTAAAAAAACAATTTTCGCCAGGATTTGATGAAAGAGATTTATTTTCAAATTTAAATCAGAGTCTTTTTATAAAGCAAGCGAAGGACTTTTATTCTTCAAAAGGGACCGACCAATCCTTTGAAATTCTTTTTAGATCTTTATATGGAGAAGATGTTGAGGTAATTAAACCAAGAGATTATTTGTTTACTCCATCGGATGCACAATATAGAATTACAAAAGATTTGATTGTAGAAGAAATTGAAGGTAATCCTTTTGATCTTCTCAACAGAACTCTTTATCAAGATGAAGATTCTTATTTTAAATCGACTTTTGGATCGGTTAATAATGTTGAGAAAGTATCTAGGGGTGGAAAAGATTATTATGCTATTAGTTTAGATTATGATCCCAATGTAGATTTAGAAAAAGATTCTCAACGTTCTGATTTTTCTATTCACTCACAAACAAAATTAGTTACATCTTGCTCAATTGGATCAGATGTTATAGATGTTGATTCTACAATAGGATTTCCAAATTCTGGATTTTTAGTTGCAGATTTATCTAACGGAACATCTCTTACCATTTCATACACATCAAAGTCATACACACAATTTTATGGATGTACTGGAATAGATCAGGAGTTAATTTCTGGGCAAAATATTAGAATTAATTCATATGCCTATGGATTTGTTGGATCAGACGTTGTTAAAGTAAGAGTCACCGGAGTTTTATCTAATTTAAATTATGGTGTTGATACCAAGTATCATGATGAAGGAGAGTCTATTCAAATAAAAACTATTGGAAAAGATTCTAATGATGTAAGAGCAAATAACTGGATTTTTAATATTGCCACAACATATGATATTGACACTCTAACATTAACAGATTTAGTAAATTTTTCTTATAGAATTGTAACAATAGATAATCATAGCATATATGTTGGGGATAGTGTAAAGTTAATTTTCACCGATAGTACCGAAGTAGTATCTTCGGTAGTTGAAGTTTTAAATCAAAAATCTTTCATTATTGCAGATCAAGGACAAATTGACGTAAACAAAAAATATAAGGTTCAAAAATTAATATCCAAGACAAATGCTTTAAATTTTTCATCATCTAATATTTACAGCACTAATGTACAGAATACATATCAAGATGGAAAAAACTCTTTTTATGTAACTTCATCTTCTCTACCAAGTTACTTGAATCAGTCATTATTGGTAAAAGATAGGTCTGTAACTTTCTCCGGATTCTTTAATGGTGTAGATTTAGTAATCGGAAATCATGGATTCTATACAGGAGATGCTGTTTTTTATTCTGCAGAGTCAGTCTCTAATAGTCTAGGTATTCAAGATCAAATTTATTTTGTCAATAGAGTAAATTCAACAACAATTAATTTATCTAGAAGTAGATCTAACCTTTACGAAGACAAATTTATTTCATTTAATGCTACTGTCACAAATAATAAATTAGTTTTTAATGATTTTTATAACCAAACTCTTGATAATCAAAAATTAGTAAGAAATATTTTATCGCCAGAAATTGCGTCAAATTCTACTGAGACCTCCCCAGGACCGATAGGAATTTTAGTTAATGGAGTTGAAATATTAAATTATAAATCAAGAGACAGTCTTTTTTATGGACCATTGGAGGAGATAAATGTTTTATCTCCTGGATCAAATTATGATGTTATAAATCCTCCCATTCTTTCAATATCAGACCCTGTTGGATTTGGAGCAACTGGATTTTGTGAAGTTGAAGGGGAGTTTGAAGAAATACAAGTTATTGATGGTGGTTTTGATTACATAACAGAACCTGTAATTAGTGTTACTGGTGGTTCTGGGTCGGGAGTTCAAGCAAAGGCTCAACTCATTGATTTTAGTCATGCTGTTTCTTTTAATGCAACATCTTTCGGGGATGTTAATCTCACCAATGACACAATTACATTTTCAAATAACCACAAATTTAGAAATGGTGAAGTAGTTATCTATGACCCAGAAGGTCAACAGTCTGTTGGTGGATTGAGCACAAATTCCACTTATTATATCTCAACGCAAACAGAAAAGCAGATAAAAATTCATACTAATGCAAATGATGCACTTACAAATACAAATCCAATAAATCTCACCTCATATGGTGTTGGTAATCATAGACTTATTTCGGTTCAATTAAAGAAAAAGATTTCTTCTGTTATACTAACTAATAAAGGAACAAAGTATAAGAATAGAAAAATTTCAATAAGTCCAGTAGGAATTAATACATTTTCAAATATAATTGAAGCAAAAAACCATGGATATTCAACGGGAGATATAATTGTTTATTCCACAACCGGCAGTGAAATTGGTGGGTTGCAAAATGGAAAATCTTATTTTGTAACTTCTCTTGATGAAAATTCCTTTAAACTATCTAATGTTGGAACATCAAGCACTATTGGAATAGGGTCAGCTATTGTTGGTGTATCAACTTCCCTAGATTTCTATTTTAAAAATAAACAGTATGTTAATCTCTCAGGTAAAGGAACAGGAAATCATATTTTTAACTATCCACAAATTAATGTATCGATTAGTGGAAAAATAGGAGTCTTCTCTCCATCGGGAACAGATTATCAAGCTGTTTTACAACCAATTGTAAGGGGACAAATTAAATCTGTATTTTTAGAGTCTGGTGGAACTAATTATGGATCTGAAAAAATTCTAAACTTTAATAGACAAGCCTCAATAACACTCAAAAGTGGTCAAGGTGCTGAGGTAATTCCAGTTTTATCGAATGGAAAAATAGTACAAGTTTTAATCACAAATCCTGGATCTGGTTACAATTCTCCACCAACTTTAATTGTTTCTGGTCCTGGAATTGGAGCAAAACTAACTCCCATTATTTCAAATGGATCTTTAACAGAAGTAAAGGTTATAAATGGTGGAGTTGGGTATGATACTGCATTAATTAATGTTGTTTCCTCTGGAACAGGCGCAGAATTTAAATCTGTCCCCCAAAAATGGACTGTGAATTTGGTTGAAAGAAATATTCAAAGCAATCAAATTACAGATGATGATGGAATAATTGATACTGGGATCAATTCAAATTATGGGTTACAATATACACATCTATATGCTCCAAGAAAATTAAGACAAACTATTTTTTCCCGTGAAGTTATAAATGGTCAAATTTCATATTTACCTGACTTAAAGATAGAAAATGGAAAAGAATCTCTTTCAAATACACATTCACCAATTATTGGGTGGGCATATGACGGCAATCCAATATATGGACCATATGGATATTCAACAATAAATGGAGGATCTGTAAAACCAATAGAATCTGGATATTACCTATCTTTAAAACCAAATAGACCATCAACTTCAATTTTTCCAGAGGGATTTTTTGTCGAAGACTACTCATACAGGTCAAGAGGAGACTTAGATGAGTACAATGGTAGATTTTGTGTAACTCCGGAATTTCCAAATGGAGTTTATGCTTATTTTGCAACTATTGATGGGTCTGGCGTTGAATCATCTCCACCTTTTAGAAATTATAGAAAACCAGTTTTTCCATACTTTATTGGTAACAGTTACAAATCAAAACCAAATCAGTATAATTTTTCTCCTCTGTCAAATCAAGATAATATTGATCTGAAAAATACTACATTTTTTAGAAACACTACTCCATATAATTTATTGGATAAAAATAGTGGATATGACTTTATAGTAAATTCAAATAATATTAAGAGACAAAATTCTATTGTAAGGTATGTAAAACCAGGAATTGTGGATTCTATTGGTATTAAAACCGGGGGATTCAACTATAAAATTGGAAATAAAGTTATTTTTGACAATTCAAAATCTGGGGGACAGGGAGTATCAGCTGAGGTTAACTTACTAAACGGAAAACAAATAAGAAACATCAGTGTTAACTCGGTTTCCATTAGTGGAGTTGAATTTATTTCAAATCCACAAGGTATTATTGGGTTTGCTACATCACCACACAATCTTTCTATTCCATCTAATAATGTTATAATTACAGGATTAAACACTTCTACCTCAAATCTAAATGGAAATAATGTTGTTGGTGTTAGATCTGAGACCTTTTTACTTTCTGTTGGAGTTGGAACAACAGGATCTACTGGTATAGTAACTTATTTCAGTGTTTTTGGTCCTCTCGATTTTCCTAATATTAGAGAAAATGATGTTTTAAAAATAGATTCTGAGAAATTAAAAGTATTAAATATTGATCGTGAATCATCAAGAATAAGAGTTTTAAGAGAATATGAAGGGTCAACTGGATCTTCTCATACAGTATCATCTTTAATATATGAAGATTCTAGAAAATTTACAGTTTCTTATAATCCAAGAATTGATTTAAAATCAACAAAATATAATAAAGAGATTTATTTTAATCCCCCAGAATCTATTGGAATTGGAACAACATCAGGAATAGGAATAGGTGCAACTTTATTTTTCTCAAATCCAGGAGTTGGTGCATCATCTCTCTTCATCCCAACTAGAACAATATACTTGCCAAATCATAATTTATCTACGGGAGATGAATTAATTTACTCATCAAATGGTGGTAATCCAATAACAGCGTCTACAAATGGAATATCAACTTTCCAATTAGTAGATGATCAGATTGTTTATGTAGCCAAAGTAAACGATAGTTTAATTGGAATAGCAACAAATCAGGTTGGAGTAGGTTCTACTGGTATTTTTGTGGGTATAAACAGTTCTGTTACCACAGAAATTTTATATTTTACAGATCCTGGACTTGGAGAAATTCATAGTTTTACAACAAACTATAAAGATATTGTAGTTGGAGAAGTTAATAAAAATTTAGTTACAGTTTCCACTGCTGAGACTCATGGGTTAAATGTTAACGATATCGTAAATATTTCTTGTTTGTCTGGAATATCTACTACTTATGTTATCAAATATGATGATTACAATAGAAGAATGGTCATTGATCCAAAATCATTTATATCCGGAGATGTAGATGCTTCTAATGACACGATTCAAATTCTTTCTCATGGGTATATTACCGGACAAAAAGTTATTCATACTTCATCTTCCCCTGCCGGTGGTCTTGAAAATGGAGAAATTTATTTTGTTGTAAAAGTAGATAATAATAGATTAAGACTAGCAAAAACTTATTATGATTCGACATTAAGCGATCCGAATTATGTTAATATAACTAGTGTTTCCTCTGGAACATTATCGCTTGTAAATCCTCCAATTACAGGAACCAGAAATCAGCAAATTATTTTTGATGTATCAGATTCATCTTTATCATATAATATAAGTTTTAATAAGTATCCAGCATTTAAATTTGATATATACACAGATTCTTCTTTTGATACTACTTTTGATTCTAGAAAAAAGACTGGTGAATTAAATATTATTAGAAATGGTATATTGGGAGTAGATGCAAATGCTACTGTTACAATCAATCTTTCAAATGATGTTCCAAATACACTTTATTATCAACTGACTCCCGTTGATTATGATACAAATAATATTACAAAACTAGAAATAATATCTGATTCTGAAAATATTTTAGATAATAATAAAATACTTGTAAATCCAAGTATTTATAGTGGTAGACATTCAATTTCAGGAATCGGATCAACTACATTTTCATATACTATTTTTAATAAACCAGAAAAGTTATCATACACGGATTCAGAAGCTACGCTTTCATATACAACAAATTCTTTAACAGCATCGGGTGGAATTTCTAGTATTAGAATAAATTCTGGTGGATATGGATATGAAAGTTTGCCTGCTATCGTAAGAATAGATTCCTTAGATGGATCTGGCGCTGTAATAGAACCATCAGGATCTACCGTAGGAAGAATTTCTTTAACGGAGATACTCGATATTGGATTTGAGTACTCATCGGATCCATCAATAAGACCTATTGCAAAAATTCCACAAGTTTTAAAATTAAAAACAACATCATCATTTGAAAGAATAGGTATTTCTTCAATAGGAAAACAATATAACATATCTCCGGATCTAATTGTCATAGATTCGATTACAAAACAAATTGTTTCCGATGTTGATCTAAGATATAAACTTGGAGATAAAGAAGTTACTATCTTAAAAAATACAGGTGGAATTAGTAATTCAATTCCAGAAATTATACCAATCAATAATCCAAATGGTGTTGGAATTAATTCAATATCTTATAATGAATCAACAAAAGAAGTTACTGTTGGATTAGCAGTAAGTTATAGTTCTTCTAATGATTATCCATTTTCGGTTGGTGATAAAGTAATTATTGAAAACACTAGAGTTGGATTTTCAACCTCAGCAAAAGGATATAATTCCTCTTCATATGGATATGCTTTGTTTACCTTGAAGGCAATAGATCCAAATATTGGTGGAGCAAATGGAACTGTAACTTATAGTCTAGGAGAATATCTATCATCTGGAGAAAATCCAGGAGTATTTAATTTATCTCTTTCTGCGGGAAGAATTACTCCACAAAAGTTTTTCCCAATATTTGATGTTAAGTTGAAAAAAAATGAACTTAGAATTGGAGAAATAGTTTCTACCGAAACTGCAAGTGGCACAGTTGAAAAATGGTATTTTGATAATGATATATTGGTAGTTTCTACAACTCAAGATTTTAAATCTGGTGATATATTAGTAGGATCTTCATCAAAAACAAAATGCTCAATTGAATTAGTTTTCTCAAATGATGCTGACTATAATATTTCTGCAACATCATTAGTTAAGAGGGGTTGGAACTTAGAGTCTGGATTTTTAAATAATGATTACCAAAGAATACACGATAGTGATTATTATCAATATTTTTCATACTCTTTAAAATCAAAAATTGAGTATGAAGATTGGAAAGATCCTGTCAGTTCAATGAACCACACTGCAGGATTTAAAAAATTCTCAAATTTAATCATTGAATCAAATGACGCATCTTTTAGTGGAATATCAACCGAACAAAACTTGGGAGATTTCACTGCAACTGCGGATATTATTAATGTTGTTGGATTAAACTGTGTTAATGACTTCGATCTTGCAAGAGAAAACAAATTGACAATAGGATCTGATATTATTTCAGATGAAATAATATTAAATTCATCTTCAATTCAAGATTATTTTGAATCTGTTGGAAATAGAGTTTTAGTAATTGATGACATTAGCAGCAGATTTAATAGTAATCCAAGGCCAACTCCTTTTAGTGCAGTAGATTCGTTTGATCTATCAACTGTAAGATCTAAAAAATACATATCATATATTGTAGATAGAAGATTCACTGGAGAAAAACAAATAAGTGTTACTACACTGTTGCATAATGATCTTTTTGGATTCTTAAATCAATATGGAAGAGTTGAAACCGCAAATGATCTTGGTTCATTTGATTTTATCATTAGTGGAAGTGAAGGGCAACTTTTATTCTATCCAACAAAATTCCAAGCAAATGATTATAGTATAAATCTATTCTCATATGATATAAAGAATACTGTCTCTGGAATAGGCACTATCAATCTAGGAGATACTGTAAAAATAAACAGTAGCATCAAAACAATTCCAGTGGGATTTAGCACAACAACTAATTTAGTCAGCTTTGCTTCCACATATAGAGCATCAAAAATTATTGTTCAATATGCAGCGATAGATAATTCTTATTTCGAATATGATGAACTTACTATTATTCACGATGGATCATCTGCTAATATTCTAGAATATGGACAACTATCTACTAATATTTTATCCCCACTTGGATCAAGTGGGATAGGAACTTATAGTGCATATCTTTCGGGGTCGGAGGTAAAGTTAGATTTTACTCCAAATGTAGGATTATCTACATCTTATCATGTCAATTCAATTTTGGTTTCAATAGCAAATACCTCATCATCAGGAATTTCTTCAACAACTCTGAGAACTGGCAAACTAGAATCAGCAATAACTTCTATTGCTTCTTCAACATCACCAACACCCACAGTAGTTTCCGAGTATGAAAATACTTATTCGGCAGCTTATTATATTGCAAGTGTAGAAGATACTACAAATAATCAATATCAAATATCTGAAATTATTGTTGTGGATGATGGAACAACACCATCAATAACTGAATTTGGTATTTTGCACACATCTTCAAATATTGGAAATTTTGATGCTAGCATTTCTGGTGGAAAAACAAAATTAACATTTACTCCAATAGCAAATTCAAATGTTGAAGTAAGAGTTTTCCAAAATTCACTAAGATTTTTTGATGAAAATCTTACAGAATTAATTGATTTTACAAATGCTTTAATTGATACAGGAAGCGGAACTTATGATGGAACAGAATCTGATATAAGAAGAATTTTTGAGTTAACACATAAAGGACTTCCAATATTCAGAAGAAATATTTTAGGAAATTCTTCAACCGTTGTTGATTTGACAAATAACCTTATTAAAATTCCCAACCATTATTTTGTAACTGGCGAAGAATTGAGGTATACCCATTCCGGACAAGGAACTTCACAATCTATTGGTATTTCAACAGAAACAATAGTTGGAGTGGGAACAACTGATAAGTTGCCTCAAACTGTATATGTCATAAAAGTTACCGATGCGGCAATAAGATTAGCATCATCAGCAGAAAATGCTCTTAAAACTGTTCCAATACCTCTTATTATTTCATCTGTTGGAATTGGCACATCTCATGCATTAACTTCTAAAAAACAAAATACAAAAGTTCTGATATCGATCGATAATGTAATACAATCACCTGTTGTATCATCAGCATTGACTTCTATTTTACTGAAAGAAATTTCGTCTATTGATCAAATAATAACAGTTTCTGGAATCACTTCTTTCTTCAGTGGAGATTTGATTGAAATTAATAATGAGATTATGAAAGTTGATGCTGTTGGATTTGGTAGTACTAATGTTTTCTTAGTAAAACGTCCATGGATGGGAACAGGAATATCTTCTCATGCCAATGGATCTCTTGTTAAGAAAATTGAGGGTGATTATAATATAATTGACAATACAATAAACTTTGTTACTGCTCCATATGGATTAGTTCCAATTGGAACATTTACTGATGGACCAAATAATATCGATTATTTGGGAATAAGCACATATTCTAATTTTAGTGGTAGGAGTTTTATAAGATCTGGTATACCAGATACTGATAAAGAACCATATACTAATAACTATATTTTCAATGATATCTCACCACAATTTACCGGATATTCAACTTCATTTATTTTAAAATCAAATGGACAAAATATAACAGGAATTTCGACAGATAATGCTATTATTTTAGTAAATCAAGTTTTCCAAGGTCCAAAGAAACTTGATGCTCCAGTTAGTTTTGTTAGTGATTATGTTCTCAGAGAAAATTCTGGTATAACAAGCATTCAATTCAGTGGATTCATATCTACTACATCATATGATGTAAACAACAATAACTTACCTCGCGGTGGAATAATTGTTTCCGTTGGAGCATCGAAAGGATTTGGGTATCAACCAATTGTAGCAGCTGGTGGAACTGCTATTATTTCTGGATTAGGAACAGTAGCATCTATTAGTATAGGAAACAGTGGGTCAGGATACAGATCAGGTTTACAAGTTGTTAAAGTTGGAGTAAAAACAGAAAATCTGGAAAATGTACAAATTACATATGTTGGAACAGCAACAATCTCCGATGGAAATGTTGTAAGCGTTGCAATTACAAATCCAGGAACAGGATATACAACATCAAATCCACCCTTTGTAGTTTTTGACGATCCTTTAAATTATTTTAATCTACCATTAGTTTATAGCTCTTTAAATCAAGGAATTGGAATTGGTACTGGTGCAAGAGTAAATGTTGTAGTTGGTCAGGGATCAAGTGTCATAGACTTTGAAATCACAAATTTTGGGTATGGATATGGTCAAGGAGAAATTTTAACTGTTGGGGTAGGTGGAACTGTTGGAATACCAACGAACACCTCTTTATCATACAGTGAATTCAATATTACAGTTGATAGAACATTCTCAGATACATTCTCAGGATGGACATTCGGAAATCTTCTTGTCTTAGATTCATTTGACAACTTATTTGATGGTATCAAAAAGTCTTTCCAAATTACTTCCAATGGATCCCCAAGATCTATTAGATCAAGATCTGGTTCTAATATTGATGTTGAATCAACCCTTTTAGTCTTTATTAATGATATTTTACAAGTTCCCGGAGAGGGTTACATATTTGATGGTGGCAGTTTTATCGATTTTACAGAAGCTCCAAAATCAGGAGATAAATCAAAATTACTCTTCTACCAGGGAACTTCTTCTGTCGATGTCACTAATGTTGACATATTAGAAACTATTAAACCAGGAGATATTGTAAGATTGAATGATGACAACATTTCTTATAAACAAAATGATAGACTTGTCACTGATATTATTTCAATCGATACTCTAAAAACTAATCCATATAAGAGTCCAGGTTTATCTGATGATCAAGCATATGTACGTCCTATAATTTGGTGCAAACAAACTGACGATTTATTCATTAATGGAAAAGAGGTTGGAAAAGATAGAGTTTTATATGAACCATTGATTTATCCAAATACAAGGATTATACAGACAGTTGGATCTGCCTCGACGATAATTTTTGTTGAAAGTGTAAAAACTTTCTTTGATAGTAATAAAGAAAATTATTCGGGACAAAACAGAATTAGATTAGTTTCACAAGAAAATATTGTGGGAGCATCAGCAACTGCAATCGTATCGATTGCAGGGACTATTTCCTCAATTTCAATTACAAATTCTGGACTTGGATATACATCTGCACCAACTGTTATTGTTGGTAATCCAGTTGGTCTTGGATCTACACAAAGAGCATTAGCAACCTCAACTATATTTGATGGATCTGTAACTTCTATTCAGGTATCTTTCCCTGGAACTGGATATACTTCTTCAACTCCACCATCAGTTTTGATAGATTTTCCAAGATCTTCATATTTTATAGAAGACATATTATCAATTTCTTACAGCGGTGATTTTGGAATTATTTCTGGAATTTCAACAACTACTGTTGGAGTAGCATCAACAGGAATTATTTTTGATCTTGTAATACCACAAGATTCTTTCCTAAGAGATACCTCTATTGTTGGTACTGCACTGACAGTAAGTGGAATTCAAACTGGATATTATTTTGTTGTTTATAATTCAAATGTTGGCAGTGGAGTTACTTCACTAAGATCTGATGGTTCTATTGTAAGCATTGGAAGTTCATTCCTAGATAATGTCTATTATGCATCCAAAGTTTCAATTGCACAAACAAGTGTTTCCGGATTTGGAGTAACTTATGTTGCAAAAGTAACTGTCAGTGTTAGTGATTACAACGGACTCAGTGGAATTGGTTATAGTAGTTTCTTTGGAGAGTATAGTTGGGGTAGAATTTCTGCACCATCTAGACCAAATCCCAAAAACTTTACTTATTATAATAATGGACTACTGGGAATTTCTACTTCTCCAATCGTTGAAAGATTTAACCCTCTTAAATATTCAAATTATAATTAATAAATAGATAAAAAATCGCAAAATGTCTGCAATTATAACTGATCAACTTAGAATTTTAAACGCTAAGAATTTTGTAGCGGCTGCAACCTCAGATACTAATAATTATTATTCTTTTGTTGGGTTGCCGAACGCTACTGATTATTCTTCAACCTGGGATGCAAATCCTCCTGCACCTAAAGATAGTTTTGAGCAAGAAAATGATTATTGGGACACTATGGTAGCCCTTAAAAAAATTCCTGCTGGCAATGTTAATCAAGTTGTAAGAAAAAATACTTGGACATCTGGCATAACATATGATATGTATCGTCATGATATAAGTAGAACAAACACATCAAAACCATCAGAAGCAACTAATTTATATCTCGCAAATTACTTTGTAATTAATGATGACTTTAAAGTTTATATTTGTTTGCAAAATGGAACTGATCCAGGAAACCCATCTGGTAGACCTTCACTAGACCAACCAACATTTGTAGATCTAGAACCCAGAGCAGCTGGTGATAGTGGAGATGGATATATTTGGAAATACTTATACACAATTAAACCAAGCGAAATTGTAAAGTTTGACTCAACAAATTATATTCCTGTTCCAAAAAATTGGGATACTAGTTTAGAAAATTCAGCAATAAGAAATAATGCAGCAACTAGTGGTCAATTAAAAATAGTAACAATAAAAAATCGTGGAGTTGGACTAGGAACAGCAAATAGAACTTATACAAGAGTTCCTATTAAGGGAGATGGGCAGGGAGCAGAGGCAACAATTGTAATAAACAATGAATCAAAAGTAGATTCAATAACTGTCTCTAACGGAGGTTCTAATTATACGTATGGAACAGTAGATTTAGTTGCTGGGGGAGTTCCAACAGGATCAACTTCTCCAATTTTTGATGTCACAATTCCACCCAAAGGTGGACATGGATATGACATTTATAGAGAACTAGGTGCATATAATGTTCTTATTTTTTCTAGAATAGAAAATGATATTGAAAATCCCGATTTTATTACAGGTAATCAAATATCTAGAATTGGAATCGTTGAAAATCCAGAAAGTTTTGGATCATCTTCACAATTAACAAGCGACAAAGCCAGCGCACTTTATGCAATTCGATTAGTTGGGTCTGGTTATAGTTCGGCTGTTTTTACTCCCGATTCTAGAATTACGCAAACGATTGGAATAGGGTCAACTGCTGTTGGTAGAGTAGTTTCTTATGATCAAACAACAGGTGTTTTAAAATATTGGCAAGATAAATCTTTGGTTGGATTTAATAGTAATGGAACGCAAAATTCATCCCCAATATATGGATTTAATGTTAATAGATTTACAGCATTTCCATCTAATGGAGGTTCTATAAACGTAGTTGGTGGGTCTTTAACTTTACAGATAGGAACAAGTTTTTCTGGTGTATCTACCACAATAAATAGTAGAACATACTATCTTGGCCAATTATTTGCCAATGGACTTTCAAATCCAGAAGTTAAAAAATATTCTGGCAATATAATTTATATTGACAATAGACCTTCGATAACAAGGTCTGCAAATCAAAAAGAAGATATTAAAGTTATTTTGCAATTCTAAAGACTCATGCCACAAGAAACGAACCTTAACGTCTCCCCCTATTTTGACGATTTTGATGAAGATGAATCATATCATAAAGTTCTTTTTAAACCAGGATATCCTGTTCAGGCAAGAGAGTTAACAACTTTACAATCAATATTACAAAACCAAATTGAAAAATTTGGAACTCATTTTTTTAAAGAGGGATCTGTTGTTATTCCCGGTAATGTAACATATAAAAATGATCTCAATAGTGTTAAACTGGAAAATACATTCGGTGGAATATCATCAGATTTTTATTTGAGTGTATTAGTCAAGAAAAGAATAAGAGGCGAAAGAAGTGGCATTACTGCTGTAATTGAAGACTTTTTACCAGTAGGACCTGGTATTGATAATGTAACAATTTTTGTCAGATATTTATCGTCCGATTCACAAAATAATTCGGATAAAACTTTTTATGATGGGGAAAATTTAGTAGTTGATGAAGATGTAACTCAATTAAAATTTGAAGTTGATGTTAATACATTTAAACAAATAGAAAAACCACCTATAATTTTAGGAACGGGAGAAGCATTTGCTACTACTGTTGCAAATGCAAGTACATCAAAAGGATCAGCAGTTTTATTGCAAGAAGGAGTTTATTTTATTAGAGGAACTTTTGTAAATGTTCCAGATTCTAGGGCATATATTAACCCATATTCTAATATATCAAGTGCAAAAGTAGGTTTTAGAGTTTTTGAAAGAATTGTAAATGCTTTTGAAGATGAAGATTTGTATGATAATGCCCAAGGATTTTCCAATTTTGCTGCTCCGGGTGCAGATAGACTTAGCATTACTACAAAGTTAGAAGTACTGCCATTAGAAACTGTTGATGCAGAAAATTTTATTCAATTAATTGAAATTAGAGACGGTGAAATTGCAAGTATAACAAAGAATACCTCATATAATATAGTAGCTCAAGAATTTGCGAGAAGAACATATGATGAATCGGGAGACTATTATATTGATCCCCCAATTATTAAGGCACAAGAAACTTTAAATGATTTAAGAGGAAATGATGGAATATTTAGTGAAGGGCAATTAACATATGATGCACAAATTCCAGCAAGCGATGAAGTTGGAACATATAATATTTCTCCAATGAAGGCTTATGTTCGAGGATTTGAAGTTGAAACCGTAAGTCCTGTATTTTTAGATTTTCCAAAAACAAGAACTACAAAAACATTAGAAAATCAAAGCATAAATTATTTTTCCGGGTCTACATTTACTCTTAATAGAGTTCATGGGTCCCCAATTGTAAGCACCGCTTCAACTTATTTTGTAAGTCTCCGAGATTCTAGAGTAGGAACCTCTCAAACAACTCCACCGGGTAATGAAATTGGAGTTGCTCGTGTTTATGATTTTGCATTAGAATCTGGATCATATTCTACATCAAATCCAAATGAAAATGAATGGGATATTTCTCTTTATGATGTCCAAACATATACAAATATAACTTTAAATGAACCCATAACATTAACAACTCCAACCCATATTAGAGGAAAGGAGAGTGGTGCTATTGGATTTCTTAGATATAATGTATCTGCTGGAACAGCATTGACTGTTTATGATTCAAAAGGAAAATTTTCTCTTGGAGAAAAATTAATATTTGATGGCGTAGAAAATACTAGGGTTATTAGAACAATTAGATCATACGGAACTAGCGATGTAAAATCCATATATGGAATAGTAGGGACAGCATATACTTTTACTGCTGATACCATCCAAAAAACTTCTATACCAGTAGGTCAAGTTAGAATAACTGCGGCTGATGCTACACTTGGAATAAGCACCGTCACCTCTACCAGTGCATTTTTTGTTGGGATTGCTACTGTTGGAAATTTAGTTGCTTTTTCAAATCAATCTACAAGCATTTCTGGATTATCTACTGTTACATTTGCAAGAATTCAATCAGTATCGGATAGATCAATAACAATAGCTGGAGTAACTTCTGTTACTGGTGTATGTGATGGAGCTTTACCTACAACTGCAATTACTCCATCAGATTTTAGAATTGTATCAACAAGTTTACAAGAATCACCTGATAATTCACTGTATACTAGACTACCTAAAAGTTATGTAGCAAGTGTAGACTTAACGGATTCCAATTTAATAATCAGAAGACAATTTGATGTAGTTATTACTTCTAATTCTACTGGGGCAATAAATGCAGGTCCAGACGAAACATTTCTTCCATTTGACGAAGAAAGGTATGTATTGGTTGGAGAAAGTGGATTAGTAGAGTCTTTAAGTCAAGATGAGTTTTCTTTTACAAATGGATCAAAAACTCTAACGATTAATGGTCTTTCCGGAAGTGGCAATGCCAAGTTAATTGCAACTTTGAGAAAGACTAATGTAAAATCAAAAATTAAAAATAAAAATAGAATAAGAACACTTATAATCGACAAATCAAGAAATTCTTCATCTGGAATAGGATCAACTACCTTAAATGATGGATTATCTTATGGAAATTATCCATATGGAACGAGAGTTCAAGATGAAGAAATTTGTCTACTTGTTCCCGACGTTATGGGAGTTTATGCAGTTTATGAGACAACAGATACCAATGATCCAACTCTACCATCGCTAGTATTAACTTCTTTAAGTGGACCAACTAATAAAACAGGAGATCTTCTACTCGGGGAAGAATTTATCGGAGAAACTAGCCAAGCGATTGGAGTTTATACTGAAAAAATTAATGATTTGAAGGTAGAGTTTAGTTATCTAAACTCAAATAACTTTATTGCGGGAGAAAAGATAACTTTTAGAGAGTCTAAAATCACTGCATTTATTTCATTGATTGATGAAGGTGATACGAACATAAGTTCGTCATTTGCATTAGATGCAAATCAAAAAGAAACCATATATGACTATTCGAAACTAATTAGAAATAAAAACTCAAAGGAACCAACTAGAAAATTAAAAATTGTTTTTGAATCTGCAAGTTTTTCAGATTCAGATACAGGAGATTTAACCACTGCAAATTCTTATGAGCAGTTCGATTATTGTTCAATTAAAAGTGTATATGATACTGTTGGAAACACTGATATTATTGATGTTAGACCAAGGGTATCGCCAATTTCACCAACAGTAAATTCAAGATCTCCATTTGAATTCTTGTCTAGATCATTTACTGCGTCAGGTAACTCTGCTAGAAATATTTTAGCTTCGGATGAATCAATACTTTTATCTTATTCGTTCTATTTACCAAGAATTGATAAGATTGTTCTGGACAAAACAGGATTTTTCCAACTAGTAACTGGAATTCCTGATGAAAATCCACAAATTCCTTTTATAAATGACACTGTTTTAGATGTAGCAACAGCATATCTTCCTCCATATATTTGCAATATCAATGAAGTTGATATTCAAATGAGAGAGCATAAGAGATATACGATGGCGGATATAAGCAGACTTGAAGATAGGATAGAAACATTAGAATATTATACATCGTTGTCATTGTTAGAAACTAACACTGCTACGTTTAATGTAACTGATTCAAATGGTATAAACAGATTTAAGTCTGGATTTTTTGTAGACAATTTTTCTACAACAGAAAGACAAGATAAATCCACTATCGTTAAAAACTCCGTTGACATCAATAATTTAGAACTTAGACCAACTCATTATACAACCTCAGTTGATTTACTTCTTGGAACAAATTCCTTACTCGGTATTGGTAATTCAGTTAACACACTAGCAGATCCTAGAACTGATACTAGTTTAATTGGAACAGGAGTAAAGAGAACAGGGCAACTTGTCACTTTGGATTATGACCAAGTTCTTTTGCTAGATCAACCATATGCATCTAGAGCAGTAAATGTAAATCCATATGCAGAAGATTTTTATAACGGAACAATACAACTATTCCCATCATCTGATGTATGGGTAGATCAAGTTAGATTGTCTGCAAATACACTATTAGTTGAATCAAACTTTATTGAGTCTTTGGGTCAATTTGATATTAATCAACAATCTGGATTCTCGCCAATAACTTGGAATAGTCATGAATCTGCATGGGCTGGAAATGGTTCTATGGGCACAAAGGTATTAGATACAAAACTAATACCTTTTATGAGATCAAGAAATATTGAATTTATTGCAAAAAGATTAAAACCACTAACAAGAGTTTATTCATTCTTCGGCGGAATAGATGTCAATAAATTTATTGTTCCAAAACTTCTTGAAATAACAATGACTAGTGGAGTTTTTCAAGTCGGAGAAGATGTTATAGGAACTTTTGATACTCCCGGCACTTCATCACCTAAAATATTTTTCAGAGTAGCTAAACAAAATCACAAGTATGGAACTTACGATAATCCATCGGATGTTTATGTAAAAAATCCATACAATCAAAATATTAATATTCCAGATTCATACTCTGCCACTTCAACAATTCTTAATGTTGATACATATACTCTTTCAAATCAACCAAATGGTTTATATGAAGGATATATCGCTGTCGGAATGAAATTAAGAGGATTGACCAGCAAAGCTGAGGCAAGAATTAGTGATATTAGATTGATAACTGATCAATCTGGTGCTATTCTTGGATCTTTCTTTATTCCAGATGGAAATATCACGGCAAATCCAAAGTTTGAATGTGGATCAAAGGTTTTCAGACTTACATCTAGTAGAACAAACTCTACTATATTTGGCACATATTCAACTAGCGCGGAAGAAAAGTTCTTAGCGGAAGGAAAAGTTAATGTTGTTCAGGATAACATTATTGTTACAAGACCTCCTAGATATGAAGCACCTCAAGATGCACCTTATATTTCCTCAGGTGGTGGTGGATGGGCACCATCATCTGAACCAGTAGATAATGGTGGTGGTTTTATTGGACCAGAACCCCCACCACCAGTACCAGTAGATACTAGAAGAGAAGCATATTTTAATAAAGGAAAACCTGGTCTGAGTAAAAAAGATCAAAAGAGATTGATAACAGATCTAATGGCAGCAGGTATGAACAAGAAAGACGCTAAGGCTCTTGTAAATAATAAATCAACACCATCTGATATTGCTTCTGCTGTTGAGTGGTTTAATAATACCCAGTATTCAAAAGATATTGATATTAAACTTATCAATGAAACTTATGTAAAAGGAGTAAAAACAAAGGTAGAAACCTCAGCACAAGAGACATTTAAAGGAGATAAACGATATCAAAATATGATTACAGCGGGGGATAAAACAATTGTTGGAGGAACAGATAAAAAGGGAACGGCGGGCAGAAAAGCTGAGCCAACAGTTGGTCCGGGTGCTGTGTTGGCGCGACAATCTCTACCAACATCCGCACCAACATCAAGAGCGTTTGCTAAATCAAATCCACAACACACAGTCAAAAATCCCCCAGCTCCTGCACCAGCACCAGCAGCAAAACCAAGTTCTCCACCTTCTTCTCCACCTAGCGGTGGCGGCGTGTTTGGTGGCGGTCGTGGCGGCGGTGGCGGCGGCGGTGGCGGTGGCGGTGGCGGCGGTGGCGGTGGC